GGAGTTTCACAATGTTGTTTAATCTAAATGATTTACAAGTAGTAACCTGCACAACCAAAGTAGCTGAGCCAGATTCTAAAGGCGTCTCTACTTCTTTCGTTTCTCTTAAGGTTTTAACTGGTGGATACCTAAAAACTTTTTGGGGATTCGCAAACGATTTTACCGTTCTACCAAATACAGATGATAAAATAAATGTATCTGTTTGGGTATCAGCTAAAGTTTCTAGCCGTGACGGTAAAGCCTACTTAACATATCAAGTGAAAAGTATTGAGATTAAGTAGTCGGCTGGATAATAGGGGGCTAGTGGTGGTATTTTATAAGCGTTTTTTACTGTCACTAGCTAACCCTTTTGCTTTGTTTGTTCTTGGTATTATTACTTTTACTGATCCAGTTACTGGAACTGTTGTCTACACTACTGACGGTATCCAAAATATAGCCCTATCTGATGACCAGTATTATCCTTTGCTTATAACTCTTTCTTTAATACTAGCTTTTAATATTTCCTTTTTCTTTTTGCGCTTCTCCTCGTCTTTTTTTAACCGAAAAAGGAGCAATAACCGATGATTTTTGAACCTTTATTCGCTCTTTTTATCACTTTTTATGCTTTACTTAAATTAACCCGCTCTATATTGGGGTTGATAGGGCTATGATATATTTAATGGAAACTAACCCTTACGAAATTACCTCAAGTGGGATAATACTCGGCATAGTTCTTGCCACCGTCATAGCTGTGATAAACGGTAATGACAATAGGTTCCGTTAAGCGGAGAAAGGAGATAATCCACTATGAATACACCTAACTACTTAGACGGTGCTATATTCCAGATTGCTGAGAATGCTGGTCAGGCTTTGTTTCACGCATTCACAACTGTTGTGCCTGTACTTGTTCCAGTACTAGCAGGACTTTGGGCAATTCGCTACACACTTGGTAAGCTTGGATTCTAATCCAAATTCGTTTTAGTCCCCACTTGAAAGGAGGGTTATTATATGACTAAATCAATTAAGCGCCCATTTCTTGTGGGGGCTATTACGGCTATTATATCTATTGGTTTTATTCCTTTAGCTAGTGCTGTTACCTATGATGTTACTACCGTCTCCAATTTTGATGTCTCTGGTGTCGGTGTTACTCCTCCTGGCGTTCCTGGTAGCTGCGAGGGTTTAAGTTTTTATTTAACTAATCCAGCTCCTTCCTCTGGTAAAACTTTTGCTTTATTTGTTTTTGGTGATAATGAAACTTCTCTCTCTAATTTAGCTAATTCTTTTAACAGAGTTTTTAATTCAGCTAATTCTAATTTACCTGTCTATACTTGTTCTAGCTTTGATAATATTTTACTAACTGAGGTAGCTTCTACCGGTTCCGGTAATAATCAAACTGTATGTTTTAATTTATCTGAGTGCGCTCATAGAGATGTAGCTACAATAGGCAATAGATTATTCGCTTCTAATGTTGAGCCCGTTGTTATTCCTCCAGTTGTTGTGAAAAATTGTTCTAAATTTATTTATACTGATTATACTTCTCGTACTATTTGTAATTCTGCTTACTTCCCTTCATATACTTTAGCTATAAATCCTGATACTACTAAAACATTATCTCAAAGTTGTATTCAAAAGGTTAATGATTATACTACTTATAAAACTGTAGTTTCTGAAACTTGTAGCTCTCCCTATGTAGCTCCTATTATACTTAATGACTCTTGTGACTTTGATATCTTAGCTCCTACCTCTTGGGTTCGTTGTTTGTTTGTTCCTACAGAAAAAAACTTCGCTGATATTAAAGTAGCTTATAGCGAGTTTTTAACTGAGGGAGCACTTGGTCAAATTATTGGAGCTGGTCAGAATATTATTTCTCCTATAGGTCAGGTTTTATGGCGTGGCACTAATGACGCCCAGAGCCGTACCTGCTTAGGTGTTAGAATTAACTTTCTTTATACTGTTCCAGGTTCCTCAGCTTACATACAATATGCTGGAAATCCTTTCGAGAATTGCGACGGATTTAAGAAAAATATAGCTGAAACTTACGCTATGCCTATCCAATATGTTACAATAACTATAGCCGCGTTTATAGCTTTTTCTAACTTAATATTAAACGGACTTAACCTTGGAGATTCTTTATTCACTAGAGGTGAGTCAGTAGATAAAACTACTGGCGAAATAAGAACTGGTTGGAGGAGAAAACGCAAATGATTACCTATGGTTTATTATTAGCTTTCACTACTCCTATATTTTGGGTACTTAATTTAATTCCTGCTTTACCTAATGAGTTATCTAATGCCTTATCTCAAGCTACTGGTTTCTTTTATGGATTTTTAGAGTTTGCTACAGCCTGGCAGAACTGGATTCCGATACACCTTATTGGTTTATTAGCAACTGCTTACTTCGCTTTATGGAGTAGTATCTTAGCTCTTAAATTCTTTAGGGTTATTTACTCTATGTTGTTTGGTGGTGGTGGTTCATTATGATAGTAGTAATTATATTAGCTGCTTTATTTATTTTTATTTTTATTCGTAGATTAACTCGCCGCAGAAATGTTGAATTAATGGGAGAGCGTCCTTATCGTTATGAGATGGACTCCAGGCGTTCTCATACCGGTTGGAAAGGTGGATTTTAATGCGTATTTCTAAGATATTTAAGAGAGCTGATAGACCTAAGGCTAGAGCTCGTATGAAAAGAAACGCTTCACCCATTAGAGCTTATGTAGGACTTAACGGAGCTGGTAAAACTCTCACAGCTGTATATGATACTATCCCATACTTAGAGGCTGGTATGAAAGTACTCTCCTCAGTACGCTTCTTAGATTATAACAACCGTAGATTATGTGACGATGATACTTGTGTAGCTGAGAATCACGACACACATTATGCAGCACACCCAAACTGGATACCTCTCCGAGAGTTTTCTCAGATACTTCACGCAAGAAATACAGTTATATTCTTAGATGAAATTCAAGGTATTATGTCGTCACGAGATTACTCAACTTTACCAACACCAATACTTAACGCCATAATGCAACAACGCAGAAATAATAATGTTATAATTTATACTACTCCCTTTTTCGGTAGAGCTGACAAAGCTCTCAGAGAGGTAACCCATACAGTCACTCTCTGCTCTCCTTACTTATCTAAAACAAAAAAATCAGAACCAGGACAACCCCCTATATTATGGAAAATTCGTTACGCTATATTAGCTCGTACTTATGCTGCTGAACTTATGGACGAGTTTGACGCCCGTGGTGCTGACTTAGGTAATATGCGCCCTAAGGTTTTTCAGTTTTATATTCGTCCTTGGAACAAAGCACAGAACGCTTATGATAGCTATGATGCCGTTCTCTCTATTGGGTCCTCAGACTCCTTAGGTTCTTGTATGTCTTGTGGTGGTAAGCGTTCTCAGACTAGATGTTCCTGTCCCGTCCTTATTAAGGAACACGCGGACAAGACACAACCAGGCGGCTCTGCCGCTGTTGTGTCGCCCGTAACCTTAAAAGGCGGGGACTTACCTCTCTAAGGGCTCTGCCCTCTGTTCATATATTGGTAACAAAGTTTCACCTTTGTTAGCTATATATCCGGCATAACCGGCTATTGCCTAAGGGGGGTGCCCCCTTTGCGGGGGTTCTTACTATATTTACTACCTTCGCGGCAATTTTTCAAATATATCGGCAGGGCGGACATTACGGACAAAAAAACGCCCCAACCCCACCCCATAAGGGGAGCCCCCTCCGGTAACCGGAGCCGTAGCACGAGACCCCTAAGGGGCTCGGTGCTGAGGCTCCAGGAGTAGGGTTGTTTTTTTATTGTTTTTTATTTTTTGTTTTTTTTCCTTTTACCCTCATAGTATTGTTTATGACTTCGCAACCTATTTTATTCCAAGATAACGAAGTTTATAATAATATGAGAAAAGAACGATACCAAGCTAGAACTTTCCTCCAAAGTTTCACCACTCTTAAAGCTACCCGCTATTGCGGACACCACTCACACACTAATAGAGTTGATTTTTATAGGGGGGTTAATTCCAATGGTTTATATCGTTCCTCTGTCCGTAATCTTATAAGCTGCCGTTCTCTTTGGGCTTGTCCTTTTTGTTCTTTCTCAGCTAGTGCTGTTCGCTCTGCTCAGATTTCTAATATACTTTCTGGCTGGAAAACTTTAGGTTATAACACTAGCTTTGCAACCCTTACAGTTTCACATAATAAAAATACCAGGTTAGATATATTATGGATAGGCTTATTAGAAAGTTATAAAAACTTTCAACAAGGCAAAGGGTATATGACTCTTAAAGATAAGTTTGGGATTGTTGGTTCTATTAGAGCTATAGAAGCAACCTATGGAAAAAATGGTTGGCACTTACATATACACTTAGTTTTTATGCACGATAAAAAAATAAATATTAATGATTTATCTGCTGCTGTTTATTCTCGTTGGGCTACTGTTACAGCTAGCAACGGATTACAAACTTCTAAAGCTGGTTTTGATATTCGTAGAAGTTTTTCGGATAGTGGTTTATCATCTTACTTAAATAAAAATAATTATGATTTAGGAAAAGAGTTAACAAATACTCAGAATAAAAAATACTCTACGGGATCCCGCACACCCTTTACAATTCTTTATAATCTTAAAGAGAATAACCAGGTTGAGTGTTCTTGCATAAATATTGAAACTGGTGAAATTATTTCTAAAAATAAGTGCGATTTCTGCCTTTGGCGCGATTGGGAAAAAACAAGTAAAGGTAAGAGACAGATTGGATACTCAGGAAAAAAGAATATATTAGCTTTACTTGAATGTTTAGATTTAGATACTGATAAAGCAGAGCAGGATTTAATTATTTTTAACGATACTTATCAGCTTTCAATTAGCAACCTGGAATATAAGATTATGCTTAAACAAGAACTCGTTATACCTTTCTTGGATATCTTACAAATATCTAAATTAGACGCTGAATTATTTCTTATAAATAATAATATCTACTACTTTGAGATTATAGAACTCTTAACTACTTCTGAATTAACCACCATTGGAAAAACAACTGTTTAACAACAACTTATAAACCTCATTGCACCGTAATGATAAAACTGGAATATACTAACTACGCTAATAATTATTAGCTACTACAGAAAGCGCTAAAATGAAAACTTATAAAAATGCTAAACAAGAGATAGATTCTCTTAAATTTACACTAGGTTGCACCCTCTGCCCATTAAAACCTTTATACGCAGAACAGATAGATTTAGACCATATTAACCCAGCTACAAAATATAAAACCTCTACAGGTAAAAAACTTTCAGTTTCCGATATGATATGCGCCCGATACTCTTACTCACTTATTATGATAGAAGCTGTTAAGTGTCAGCTGCTATGTAAGACCTGCCACACTGCAAAAACTATTAAAGAAAGGGCAACCAAATAATGACTAACCTAATAAATAAAATCTTTTTCTCTGCACCTGTTCAAAACTTCTTTACTATTAAACCTCGTCCTGATTTTTCTGTTTCTAAAAAACGCGGTTACTTTGCTTTTCTTGCTATAGCTATAACCCAACTGGGTGACGCTCTTACAACAATATACGGTATCTCTGTTGCTGGAGCTAATGAAGCTAATGGCATTATGGCTGACTTTATTTCTCGCTATGGCTTGAAAGGTTTCTTATACTTAAAGCTGTTCGCTGTTATCTTTTTAGGTGTTTCTACTTTTAGGAGAAAATACGCACCTCTCATAATTGCAAGTATCTACGCTCTTGTTGTTGTGTGGAATTTGTTAATTATCTTTGTACTTGCTTGACACCTTTCCAACTCCGTGGAACAATACGGTAAAGCGGGGCGACTGCCCTTAGCTTTACCGTATT